GGTATGGGTCGTGAAAAGCTGAAGCCGCGAGCAGAAGCAGATGCCGCATTTGCCGATGCTCATACTGATAATGTTAAGGTAACAGATTATCCTGGAAAGAATGATCAGCATAAATCAGAAAAACCTCAGGCTCCAGCTCGCCCAGGCGATAAACGTAACAGCGAAGCAAAGAAAACTTTATCTGATATGAGAAGCGGCAAGAAGTAAATAGTGTCATAGATCCTCGATAATAAATAACAATATAATTTATTATCGAGGGTACTAACTATGCAGCAACATTTGTTTGATGAGTTGACTGAAGACAACTTTATATTATTTGCGTCACGTAACTATAACAATCCACAATGTACTAACATTGATGAATTTTTTAATGACTTACAAAGATTTAAATATATTAAGAAATTGTTTAAACGATACCATGGAACTAAAGAACTGCAAGAGCGCTTAGTCATTAATCATATAGTTATATTGTATAACATATTTGGTATAGGACCGACTAATAAGATGATGTTCTATAAAATTGATGCAGAATATTGGCCCGTGCTTAAAACTTTTTTAATATATTTAAATTATTTAAAAGATAATGAATACATAGAAGTACCATTAGACGACTATGTAATAAACATACTAAGGAATGTGTAATGGGAATTATTTCAAGGTCGGCCGATTTATTTTATACATATAAGTTCATCAGGCTTTTGACCACACCGTGGAAAGATACCGCTGCGTTTGAACTTGGTATCATAAATAGTAATGGCAAACTTTTAATTAGACCATCAGACTTTAAGACTAATGAACAGAAAGATGCCTATACATTTTTTGATAGACTAGTTTTTAATATCAAAAGACTGCTAGAAAAAGTCCCAGGTGGCAGTTCTAAAATTGCAACATACGGAGCAGCTCTATTTTTATTAAGAGAAACTGCTGGACTTAGCGATAAGCATATTCAATTGATTCTCAAAAGCGTTAACATTGATCCTGCCGATTTAGTATCAGAATCAACATCATCATGGTATATTTTAGGTAATGATAGTTTAGCACCTGGTGTATATTCGTTAGTACAAGATATTGCTTCTCCAAGAACTGGTGATATGATTGCTCATAAATCGACACGGGTTATTGTTGATGAAGGTACTATGCCGGCTGGTCATATATTGTCAGAACCAATATATAAAGTAAAACATATTCAAACAAAGCAAGAGATTTTTGTCACTGCAACGGATATAATGAGATGAAAAGTTTTAAAGACTATTGTAAAGAAGAAGCTCCTACTAATGCAGTAGGTACTGACTCTGGCATTGACCTTAATCCAACTGGTAAAAACAAAAAACCATTTTATAAAAAGATGGACCGTAGGTCACGCTGGAACATTAGTAAGTTGTACAAAAAATCTAAAGGCAGTTAGTCATGCTAGCATTTTTATTATACATAGCAAAGTATTGGAAGCTGCTAGTCATAGCAGTGATTGTCGGTGTTGCATATATTGCTGGTTCAATGTATTCAAATAATAAATGTGAACGTGAAAAGATTGAAATAGTCGCTAGATACAATCAATTGCTTCAAGAAGAAGCAGACCGTAGGTACGACATATCAAAGAACTATGAAGAACAAATTCAGCGTATCAGATCTGAGGTACGTACTATTGTTGAAACAGTTGAGATCGAAGTTATCAAGAAGCCTATATATAATGAGTGTAGGTTACCAGACACTGGTATTAATCTACTAAATCAAACAATCAATAAACTGAACCAAAGTCGACAAAAATGATAAAGTATTCTGTATTGATATGCTCACTATTTTTATTAAGTGGTTGTGCAACATCTAATGTTATACCGCTTGAACAAAAGTACCCAGCAAACCTTACTGTTCGATGTGAACCTCTTCCGACTCTAAAAGGTTCTACCCTTGGCGACCTATATAAGTATACTATTGCGATAAGTACTATGTATAATGAATGCGCAGTACGTCATGACGCTTTATCTGAGGCCGTCACTAAATAAAAAATAAAAGATTTACAAATGTCTGCAACTGTGTTATAATATACAATTGCGTATAGAACTGACTGGAGAATTAGTATTAATGATTAATATAACAAAACGTGATGGCCGTGTTGAACCGTTTGATCTTGATAAAGTTCATCGTGTACTAGAATGGGCTACTGACAATATTACTAATGTTTCAATCTCTGAAATTGAACTTAAAGCAAACATTCAGTTGTTTGATAAAATTGCAGCATATGATATTCATGAACTATTGATTAAGTCAGCTGCTGAACTGATCTCAGAACATACTCCTAATTATCAGTATGTTGCTGCTCGATTAATTAATTATAAACTTCGTAAAGAAGTCTATGGGAAGTATGAACCAGATCCTTTGTTAGATGTCGTTCATGCAAACGTTGCTAGAGGAGTGTATGACTCTAGTATTATTAATAAGTATAGCATGACTGAATGGGTTGCGCTTAATTCAATGATTAAACATGAACGCGATGATACATTTACATATGCAGGTATGGAACAGCTTCGCGGTAAATATTTAGTACAAGATCGCTCTACAAAAAAACCATATGAAACACCACAAATTTTATATGCTCTTGTAGCCGCTACTCTGTTTGCAGAATATCCAGTAGAACAAAGAATGAAATGGGTCAAGGATTACTATGATGCAATTTCTTTGTTCTATATTTCGCTACCGACACCAGTAATGGCTGGTGTACGTACAAGAACACGTCAGTTCAGTTCTTGTGTACTTATTGAGTCAGGCGATTCACTTGATTCAATTACTGCTACATCTACTTCAGTTGTTCGGTATATTTCAAAGAAGGCTGGCATTGGCATTGGTGTAGGTTCAATCCGTGCAATTGGTTCTCGCATTGGTGACGGCTCAATTGTACATACTGGTGTAGTGCCATTCCTTAAATATTTTCAAGCAGCAGTGAAAAGCTGCTCCCAAGGTGGGGTCAGGGGCGGGGCAGCAACCATTTATATTCCAGCATGGCATCTAGAGTTTGAAGACTTAATTGTATTAAAAAATAATAAAGGTACAGAAGAAAATCGTGTACGACATATGGACTATGCATTTCAGTTCAACAAAACAATGTATGAAAGATTGTTGACTGGTGGTAATATCACATTGTTTTCTCCACATGATACTCCAGGACTTCTTGATGCATTCTATGCAGATCAAACTAAATTCAAACAGTTATATGAAAAGTATGAAAAAGATAGCAAGATCACTAAAAAGGTAATGACTGCTATTGACTTGTTCAGTATGTTTGTTACAGAGCGTAAAGACACTGGTCGCATTTACTTAATGAACGTTGACCATGCAAATGAACATGGCTCATTTATTCCAGAACTTGCACCTATACGTCAATCCAACTTGTGTGTTGAGGTGAATTTGCCCACGAGAGCATTAACTTCTGCAGATAATTCAAAAGGCGAAATTGCTTTATGTACACTTTCTGCTATTAACTGGGGTTTGATTAATCAACCACACGAATTTGAAAAGTATTGCACTCTAGCAGTTAGAGCTCTTGATGCTCTATTAGACTATCAACATTATCCAGTACCAGCTGCGCATACATCAACTATGAATCGTAGACCACTTGGTATTGGTATTATCAATCTGGCATACTTTTTAGCAAAGCGTGGTCTTAAGTATGATTCAACTGCGCTTGCTACCGTTGATGAATATGCAGAAGCATGGTCGTATTATTTAATTAAGGCATCGGCGGACCTTGCGGCAGAGCGTGGTACAATTCCATTAAATATGGAAACAAAGTATAGTCATGGCATTTTACCAATTGATACATATAAGAAAGATGTCGATATGTTAGTACCTGCAACTGAACGTATGGACTGGAAAGGTCTTCGTGAACAACTTAAAACTACTGGTATTCGTAACTCGACACTAATGGCTCTAATGCCAGCTGAAACTTCTGCGCAGTTGTCGAACTCTACAAATGGTATTGAACCACCTCGTGCATTAGTATCTTATAAACAATCAAAAGATGGTGTAATGGCTCAAGTTGTTCCAGGGTACCATCACTTAAAGAATAAGTATGATTTGTTATGGGACCAAAAATCTCCAGAAGGTTATTTACAAATCTGTGCAATACTTCAAAAGTATATTGACCAAGGTATTTCAGTTAACACATCATATAATCCTGAACACTTTGAAGATTCAAAAGTTCCTATGTCACAACTGATTAAAGATATTATTACATTTTATAAATATGGTGGTAAGCAATTATATTACAATAATACAAATGATCAGTCTGGCGAAATTTTAAGTAATGATGTCGACATAGCTGATGATATTGATGACAATGAAGATGACTGTGATAGCTGCAAAATTTAAGGATTAAGAATGTCTAGTTCAGTATTTAAAAAACAAAATAAAAGTCATCTTGAAGCTCAAATGTTCTTTGATGGCTCTATTGATATTGCACGCTATGACCATGTCAAATACCCAGTCTTTGAGAAACTGACTGATAAGCAACTTGGATTCTTTTGGAGACCAGAGGAAGTAGATATTACAAAAGACCGTTCCGACTTCCAGTCTTTGACTCCAAACGAGCAACACATCTTTACATCTAATCTTAAACGACAGATTTTACTTGACTCTGTTCAAGGCCGTGGCCCAACCGAAGCTTTGTTGCCTGTTGCATCTGTACCAGAGTTAGAGCCATTAATTACTGCATGGGCATTTATGGAAACTATCCATTCTCGTTCATACACACATATTATACGCAACATCTATTCAAACCCATCAAAGGTATTTGATACAATGTTAGACGTGCCAGAGATTATGGCATGCTCTGTTGATATATCAAAGTACTATGATGACTTTATTGAATATTCAAAGTGGCACGATCTTCTTGGAACTGGCACACATAGAGTTAATGACAAGACTATTACAATAACAATGTCAGAGCTTAAGCGTAAGTTATGGTTGATGGTTAACTCAATTAATGTACTAGAAGGTCTAAGATTTTATGTATCGTTTGCATGTTCATGGGCATATGCAGAACTTAAAAAGATGGAAGGTAATGCTAAGATCATTAAGTTTATTGCTCGTGATGAAAACGTGCATTTAGCGACATCACAAACGATACTTAAAACATTACTAAAAGATGATCCTGAGTTTGTCAAAATACGTCAGGAATGTGAAAACGAAGTAGTAGCAATGTTTATGTCTGCCGTACAACAAGAGAAAGATTGGGCACACTATTTGTTTAAGGACGGATCTATGATTGGCCTTAATCAAAAATTGCTATCTGACTATATTGAATGGATTGCTTCAAAGCGAATGAAGTCATTATCATACCCATGCCCATATGTTGTACCACAAGCTAACCCATTACCTTGGACTGAAAAATGGATTGGTGGCGGAGCCGTACAAGTTGCACCGCAAGAAGTGGAATTATCATCGTACATTTTGGGCGGTATTAAACAAGACGTATCTGAAGACATGCTAAAAGGATTATCATTATGATTACAATATACAGCCTAGATAATTGTGGTTACTGCAAGGTAGCAAAAGAATTACTAAAATTTAAAAAAGTTGAATATACTGAAATTAAAGTACCAGACAATATGTCTTCACGAGACTTTGTTATAAAGTACCCGACAGTAAAATCGTTTCCATATATTATTAATGGCACTAGTGAAAAGATTGGCGGGTTTTCTGATTTACAAGAATGGTTATTGGCACGTGAAAAAAAATTAGCCCTAAATAAAATATCAGAACAACTCGGAGATATGACGCTATGATAGAATGCTTTGCATGCTCTACAAGATTTAAAATAGAATTTGAAGATGAAGACACTCAGCTAAATTTTTGTCCTAATTGTGGCGAAGAATCTGTCGATGAAATATTACTTGACGGAGAGTCAGACAATTCATTAATAGATCCTGTGTTTGATGTCGATGACGATGATGTCTGGTAATGACTTGGGTTTACGAAAACACTGAATATCAACCAACTGAAATGGATCATAAAAAGATCTATGGATTTGTCTATATAATTGAAAATACTAAAACTGGTAAAAAGTATGTT